CGATGACTTTCATATTTTTCATTGCGTTCATCGAGAAAGCGAACTACATCTAAATATTTTTTAGATACTTTTCAAACTAACTTAAAGCCGAAGGTTTTTTACCTGAATACCTCTCAGACATAAAGTTCTTGTCTCACGTTAGGTTAATTAGTATGTAAAGGATCATTACCTTTATGTTTGTTAAATATTCATTAAATATATTTTTAGTCTATCACACTTCGTAAAAGCCGAAAGTGTCATCTGTTAAGATGTAAAACTTTAACTATCCTTGACCGGGAGAAATAACACGTCCTTTAAAAACCAGAGTACAACTAAAATGAATAACGATTTACAACAAAGCACTTTAAATTTTCCTCGAAACAATTGTTACGAAACATTTGTTTCAGTTTATGATTCATATGGAATCACGCATGATATGTTACATAATTTAGATGATTATGATTTGAAGAGAAGTTTGAACTTCTTAAGGAATAAATCCACTCCTGAGTGGGTTATTGATCTAATGATGAGATCACTATTTGAATATAATTACTCTGAAGAAATAACTACTCCGAAAGAAGTAGTTCAATCTTGTTCAGATATTGAAGCAGTTTTAGCTTCTGATGCTATTGAACGATGTTTTTCTGATTATTCTAATGATACTTCATTAGAGTATGGTGAATTTTCTGAAAAATCTGAAGATATGTACGGTGAGTTCACACCTCACCATATTTTGTATAATTCTTCACAAAAACCACAGGGTGCAATATGTTGTTGTGGATATGACATTTGTGATGTTCACCCTTCAAATCGCCATTCAGGTCTTTATGATCCTGAGGATTATATTGACGATATTTATCAACCTAACTTTTATGAAGTGAGTTCTGATAATATGGGTATATTAAGTGATTTCGAAGAAGAAATAACTTTAACATTTGATAATGTTGACTATACTCGTAAAGATTATATTTGTCGATTTGATTATGAAACCAATATTTTTGGTGATAAGGTTGTAAAACAGAAAAATAAATATCGAGTACAAGTTGGCTGGGAAGAAATTAAAAATTATTATATTAATATGACTCGATCAGATGGTCCTGGTTTTGGATTGAAAGATGCAGCTATGTGTTTAAATACAAAATTTGCCACCATGGATCGGGAATATCTTTTGAAATTGATAGATGATATTGTGATGTTTGTTAAACTTTCAACAGAGAAGGTTGAAGGAATGGTAAGATTCGATATAGTGGTGAGAGCCGTCACTATTTTCTTGAAATGTCGATATAATGAATCTTCATATAAAATTTATATGACAAGAGTATTTCCATTTATCAAAAAAATTTGGTCTGGATTTACGCCTCAATCAGGTGATTTCTTTGAATCATCAAGGAGTTTTCTCAATTCTTATAAAAACATTTGTGAAAGTGAGATAGCGAAAAAGATATATAGATGTTGTATGTACTTATTATCACTATCAGTTTTCGATACTATAGGTATAACAATGGATTCTCTTGGTTATTCGAAGTTAGAACAAGCAGCCTTGAAGAAAAAATTCTTTAAAAAGAGTGATTTCCTGTATGTTCTTGCAGATACCTTATTATTCATTCTCGAAAGAGGATATCAAGTTTTTAAAACTGGTGATATTTATACTATCTTTCATAGCGGAGGGACTTATAAGGAAATTTATGAGAAATGCAGGGAATTGCAGCGTCGAGAACCGTTATTGAATAATCCAGAGGAACATGGTTTTACTGAAAGTGGTTTCAGATCAGACTTGGATAATGTTATTGAGAAACTAGAGAGTGTTTTTAAACATTCAGTAGGTCTTGATAAGAATGATGTCACTATAATACGAAGTACACTTAATGATATGCTTATAATGCGAGATGATCTAAATACTCATTCAGCAGCACGTCGAGATCGTAAAGCGCCCTTTAGTTTATTAGTATATGGTGATTCAGGAATAGGAAAGACCTCTATAACAAATATATTATGCACTTATTTCGCTAAGCATGAAAAATTACCGTTAGGTGATGAGTTTCGATACACGAAAAATCCAGCCGCAAAATTTTGGGATGGATATACATCATCTTGTCACACCATTGTACTCGATGACGTGGCTAATGAAAGTCCTGATTTAAAAGATTCTAAATCTTTAGATGAAGTTATTCAAGTAATAAATAATGCTGCATTTTGCCCTGACCAAGCAGCACTTGATAAGAAAGGTCGCACACCAATGCGAGCTAAATTAGTTGTAGCAACAACTAATGTCAAAGATTTAAACACTTATCATTTATTTTCTCGTCCTTCAGCTGTACAAAGACGATTCCCCTACATTATAACACCTTCAGTTCGAGAAGAATATAAAGATGAAAGAGGAATGTTAAGTTCAGAGAATGTCACTGATTTAAGTCCATATCCTGAACTTTGGACTTTTAAAGTAGAAAGAGTACAACCAGTAGCAGTTGATCAAGGTAAAAGATTAGCTACAATACATATTGTAGAGGAAAATATGAGTCTTAGAGATCTACTTTCTTGGTTACACATTATGATTGATAAATTTAATTTAGATCAAAATCGAGTAAGAAAGTGTATAGATGCTATGAAAGAGGTTGATCTTTGTATGGTTTGTTCATTGCCTGATACATTATGTACCTGTAATGTGCAAGGTGGATATTCTGATTTTGGTTCTGAGATGTGTTCTTTTACAATATTTTGTGGTGCTCTAATTATTATCAAATATTGGAGAGATATCGAGAATATGTTTAAGACTTTAAAAACCATCAATAATACTGTTACTAAAACTACTGAAGTGTTGAATAATGTACGAGTTAATGCAAATATTGCCCAATATTTTGTAGAGAACACACTTGCCAATGCTGTTGATGCTCAATATTGGCAAGGTTTAGGTGATCGTGTCAGTCAATTGATTGGTCATCCTAAAATTTTTCTCACTATGGTTGGTACACTTGGATGCACTTATAGTCTTTATAAGATGTATAAACAGTGTTCTCCACAAAGTGGTGAAGTTGGTTCACGACCTGTTGCAGAATTAAATTCTAAGGAAAATGTTTGGTATAATAATGATATTGATTTATGTACCGCAAATTTTTCACGAGAGAGTTCATCATCAAAAGGTATGGAATTTTCGGAATTTTGTAAAAAAATATCAGATAATGTAATTCATACATCTATAATTAGAGAAGATGGTAAACGTGCTCTTGGTAAGATGTTGTGTTTAGGAGGTCACATTTACGTGACGAATAATCATAACATTCCAACTTTAAATTGTACCTATATGAATATAATTAAATCTTCAAAAAAGGGTGTCGGAGCCAACATGAAAGTTGTGTTGAGCGATGGTGATCTGATGCGATTCCCTGAGAAAGATTTGGCATTTGTTACCATTCGTGAAATGCCACCTATGAAAAAAATTGTTCAATATTTTAAACTTGGAGATGCTAATGGAGTTTTCAATGGTAAATATGTCACTCGTTGCGCAGATGGGAGTGTGTGTTATCGAGATGTTAAAAATATTCAAAGATTACCACAACGAAAATTGAAATTTCCATCGTACAATATTAATGCTTGCAACTCCTTGTGGAAAGGTAAAGTCTCTGATTATACATCAGATGGAGATTGTGGTTCACCTTTGGTGATTAATAGTGATTATGGATATTCAATTCTAGGATTACACTTTCTTGCAAACAATCTTAATGGCTCTGAAGTATTTGCTGCTGATATTGATGGAGATTTTGTGAATTCTACATATATGACTTTAACGTCACATAATATCTCTGAAGGGGATATGCGATTTATCAATTCTAAAACTACATGTCGTAAAGTTGGTGATCTACATAAAAAATCAGTTTTCCGTTATATAGACGAGGGAAACATGAGCCTTTACGGTTCATTTACTGATTTCCGTGGAAAAAGTGGATCGAAAGTATGTGAAACACCCATGAGTAAGAAACTTGAGTCATTGGGTTATGTAGCAAAATTCTGCAAACCCGAAATGAAATCTTGGGTGCCTTGGCATATTGCCGCACAAGATATTGTTAAACCCATTCATGAATTGGACACTGTCTTGTTAGAAGAGTGTAAAACAAATTATCTCAAGAATGTATGCAATAAAGTTGAGTTAAACGATATTAAAGATCAAATGATTGTTCTAGATGATTTCACAGCTATTAATGGAGCTTGTGTATCATATGTGGATAAGATGAACCGTAACACGAGCGCAGGAAATCCTTGGAAAAAATCTAAAAAATTTTTCCTTACATCTGTTTTACCTAAACATGGTATGTTAGATCCGGTTGAAGTGGATTCGGAAATCATGGACAGAGTTTATGAAATGATTAATATCTACAAAACAGGTAAAAGAGTTAATCCTAATTTCTGTGCACATCTCAAAGATGAACCAGTTTCTTTTAAAAAAGCTAAAATAGGTAAGACACGTGTTTTCACGGGTGCACCATTTGATTGGTGTATAGTTGTGAGGAAATATTTGTTATCATTCACACGTTTGTTACAAAACAATAGATTTGCTTTTGAGGCCGGACCTGGCACTGTTGCACAATCTTTGGAATGGCAGGAAATGTATGATTATATTGTTAAACATGGTCTTGATCGTATTGTTGCGGGTGATTATAAAGCTTTTGATAAGAAAATGAGTCCTAAAGAGATTATTGGAGCCTTTGAAATTATTATAAGCATTTGTAAACTTTCAGGAAATTATACCGAAGAAGACATAACTGTCATCCGAGGTATTGCTGAAGATACAGCTTTTGCTATAGTTGATTTTAATGGCGATTTAGTTCAATTGTTTGGATCAAACCCTTCGGGGAATCCTTTAACCGTAATTCTTAATGGTATTGTGAATTCTTTACGTATGCGATATGTATATAGATTAATAAATCCTGAGAAGACTGTTGAAGACTTCTCAGATAAGGTAAGCTTGATGACGTATGGTGATGATAACATCATGTCTGTGCATAAAAGTGCAGAATGGTTTAACCATACTAATATTGCTAAAACATTTGCTGAATTGGACATAATTTATACCATGGCGGATAAGGAAGCTAAAAGTATTCCTTTTATTCATATCAAAGATGCTTCTTTTTTGAAGAGAACATGGCGTCTTGATGATAATTTGGGATGTATGATGGCTCCTTTAGATCACGATTCAATTGAGAAAATGCTTACAGTTTGGAATCGTTCCAAAGCTGTTACAGAAGAGTATCAAGGGATGGCAGTGATTTCCACTGCGTTGAGAGAATACTTCTTCTATGGTGAAACAACCTTTTCTGAAAAGAGAAAAATGTTACAAAATTTAGTTAAAGAACTAAATTGGGAAGATTGGATTGAAGAATCTACCTTTCCTTCATATACTTCACTGTGTGAACAGTTTAAAAGAAGTTCAAAATACTGTCGTACTTATGATCGGTATTTTTAGGTGTTTTATTCATTATTACCTGTTTAAATATGTAACTATCGTCCTGTTATATACTAGATAAATAATGTCAAACTCACAAGTGTAGCACTTGTGTTCGTGAAGATGTGTGCATGTATATGTAACGTTCCAACGTTCTGCGTAGTTGGAGCATGTATGCTGAGGCCTATGATTGTAAGCCTACCGGAAGGTGGTAAAGTCACGTGTCAATTAGCTTAATTATTTTATGTCAAATTATCAAAAAACACAAACACCG